ACTAAGAAACCAATAGTAATTGTAGAAGAAGTAACTATAAATGAAATTGAATATGCAAGAGAGGTAAGAGAATGGCAAAAGACCCAAGACTAGAACGAGCAGGTGTATCAGGTTATAATAAACCTAAGAAGACTCCTGGTCATCCTACTAAATCACATGTTGTTGTAGCTAAAGAAGGAGATAAGGTAAAGCTTATTCGCTTTGGTCAACAAGGTAAAAAAGGTGCAGGAGCTAATCCTACTACAGAAAAAGAAAAGAATAGACAGAAATCTTTTAAAGCTAGACATGCTAAAAATATAGCTAAAGGTAAAATGTCAGCAGCTTACTGGGCAGATAAGGTGAAATGGTAATGAGTTTAGTAGAGAATATAAATAAAAGAAAAAAAGCAGGTACTAGTAGAAGTAAAAAGAAATCTACTATTAGTGCTAAAGCATATAAAGATATGCAAAATAACTGGGGTAAAAAGAAAAAGAAATAATGCCACTTAAAAAAGGTACATCTAAAAAAACTATATCTGCTAATATTAGAAAAGAAATTAAAGCAGGTAAGCCTCAGAAACAAGCAGTGGCTATTGCATTATCTAAAGCAGGTAAATCTAAAAAGAGAAAATAATGAGTCAGATTGACCAAATCAGAGAGGCAGCAGAAGCAGACCTGTTGACCTTTATACGACTAGTAGCACCTCATTTAATGGTAGGTGCAGTACATGAAGAGTTAATATCTTGGTGGCAAAGGCAAGGTGCTAAAGAAAACCAACTAGTGTTACTTCCTCGTGGACACATGAAGTCAAAGTTAATAGCTTATCGTACAGCATGGTGGTTAACTAAGCATCCTGAAACTACTATACTATATGTATCAGCTACAGCAGACTTAGCAGAGAAACAACTCTATGCTATTAAACAGATTATAGATAGTCCTATCTATCGTAGATACTGGAAAGATATGATCCATGAAGAGGAAGGTAAAAGAGAAAAATGGGCAGTAGCTGAAATAGCTGTTGATCATCCACAAAGAAAGCTAGAGGGTATTCGTGATGCTAGTGTCAAAGCTGTTGGTCTTACTAGTAATACTACTGGCTTTCATGCCGATGTTGTGGTACTTGATGATATTGTTGTGCCAGGTAATGCGTATACAGAAGATGGTAGAGAAAAAGTTTCCTCGGCTTACTCGCAACTTGCTTCTATTGAAAACCCTGGAGCTTTTGAGTGGGTTGTTGGTACTCGTTATCATCCTAGAGATATATACGATACTATGGTAAACATGAAAGAACAGATCTATAATGACGAAGGTGAATTAGAATCTGAAGAAAATGTTTATGAATTATTTCAAAGAGTCGTAGAAACTAATGGTGAGTTTCTTTGGGCTAAACAAAAAAGATCTGATGGTAAATCATTTGGCTTTGATGCTAAAGAGTTAGCAAGAATTAAAGCTAAGTATGTAGATGTTACACAGTTTTACTCTCAGTATTATAATGATCCTAATAACTCAGAAGCAGCTAACATAGACAATGATAACTTTCAATACTTTGATAGAGCTGTATTACAGAATCGAGAAGGAGACTGGTACATTAGAGATCGTAAGTTAAATGTTTTTGCAGCTATTGACTTTGCTTTCTCATTACGTAAACAAGCTGACAGTACAGCTTTAGTTGTAGTAGGTGTAGATCATCAAGCTAACTATTATGTATTAGACATAGATAGATTTAAGACAGATCGTATTGTAGATTACTATGATCATATTCTTAGAGCTTGGGAGAAGTGGGGTTTTAGAAAACTAAGAGCTGAGGTTACAGTAGCTCAACAAACTATTGTAAAAGAACTTAAAGATAGTTATCTTAAACCTAATGGTATTCCATTAGTCATTGATGAGTATAGACCTACTAGACACTTAGGAGATAAGAGACAACGTATTAATGCTACACTCGAACCTAAGTATCACAATCAACAAATGTGGCATTACAAAGGTGGTAATTGTCAAGTACTAGAAGAAGAACTATCACAGGTACATCCACCTCATGATGACGTTAAAGATGCACTAGCAAACGCTATAGCTATCTCTGTAGTACCTAGACAAAGAAGTAATGGAGTTAGTATGATGTCTTCTAATGTTTTAACACACTCTCGTTTTGGGGGAGTATCTTACTAAGGAATATATATGGCAGGTAAAGTAGCACAATTTGAAAAAGCAATTAATCCAGATACAATGGCAAGAAACCTTGCTCACTTGTATAATCAATGGTGGATACAACGACAAAATAAAGAAGCAGAGTGGAGAGAGTTACGTAACTATTTGTTTGCAACAGATACTACAACAACTTCTAATTCTTCTTTACCTTGGAAAAATAAAACCACATTACCTAAACTAACACAGATTAGAGATAACCTTCATGCTAATTACATGGATGCTTTATTTCCTAATGACGATTGGATGAAGTGGGAGGGAGCCACTTTAGATGATAGTATTATTTCTAAACGTAAAGCTATTGAAGCTTATCTTAAAACAAAGATTAAAGAGTCAGGGTTTAAAGAAACAGTTTCACAACTTGTAGCAGATTATATTGACTATGGTAACTGTTTTGCAGATGTTACTTATGTTCATCAATCACATATAGATCCTGTTACAGGTGAATCTATTACTACATACAATGGTCCTAAGCTAGTACGTATATCACCATTTGATATTGTAATTAATCCTACAGCTCCTAGCTTTAAAGACTCACCTAAGTTTACTCGCTATGTTAAATCTATTGGTGAACTTATGTCAGATGTAGAAGAGAATCCTACATTAGACTATGATAAAGGTGCTTTAGATAAAGCTTTAGATATTAGAAATAGTTTATCACAGTTTAAGATTGAAGATATTAACAAAGCAGAAGCATTTATTGTTGATGGCTTTGGTACTTTACAAGAGTATTATCAATCAGGTTATGTAGAACTCTTAGAGTTTGAAGGAGACTTCTATGATACTGTTGAGAAGAAACTACATAAGAATAAAATTATTACTATCTTAGATAGAAGTTATGTATTACGTGTTAAAGATAACCCATCATACATAGCTCGTGATAGTAAACATCATGTAGGATGGAGAAAACGTCCTGATAATTTATATGCTATGGGTCCACTAGATAACTTAGTAGGCTTACAATATCGTATAGATCACTTAGAGAATCTTAAAGCTGATGCTTTAGATCTCACTATACATCCACCACTTAAAATTATAGGTGATGTAGAACCATTTACATGGGGTCCAGAACAAACAATTCATATCCCAGAAGATGGTGATGTACAGGCTATGCCACCTAATGCAGCAGCATTCCAAGTTAATAATGAGATTGCAGCTATATTAAACGTTATGGAAGAAATGGCAGGAGCTCCTAAAGAAGCTATGGGCTTTAGAACTCCAGGTGAGAAGACAGCATTTGAAGTACAACAGTTACAGAATGCAGCATCACGTATCTTCCAAAATAAAATTAATCAATTTGAAACAGAGTTCCTAGAACCTGTTCTTAATACAATGCTAGAGCTAGCACAACGTAACATTAATGTTCCTGAACTTGCTAAAGTTATGGATGACGACTTTGGTGTACAGGATTTCTTATCTGTTACTAAAGAAGATCTAACAGCTAAAGGTAAGATTAGACCTATAGGTGCTAGACATTATGCAGCTCGAGCACAACTAATGCAGAATATGTTAGGTGTATTTAATAGTCCTATTGGACAAGTTATTGCTCCTCACATTTCAGCTAAGAAACTTGCTAATATGGTAGAAGAGTATATGGGTTTTGAAAAGTATGACTTCATTAAAGATAACGCTATGTTATTTGAGGGAGCCGAACAAGAGAAACTTAAGATGCAAATACAGCAAGATTTACAAAGTCAAGCACAACAACCTTCAATGGAAGAGCAAATGCTTAACCAACAGTTAAACGAAGGTATGTAATTACTTGACATTTCGATAAAATTATGGTATAATATTTATATGGATTTGAAATCAGATAAAGGCAGAAGCCTCTCAAAGGCTGAAGCCTTCAAAGAAATAAGAACTTATTTAGAAGAACAAATAGGTTTATCTCAAAGAAAGTGTATAGATGATGATAACTTTGATAAACCTGCTTGGTCTCAGTACCAAGCTTATCAGTTAGGTATTCAGAAAGCTTTCTCTAAACTATATAATCTTATTCCTGACCAAGGAGAAATTAAATGAGTGAAGAACAAGTAACACAACAACAATCTGTTGAGTCAAATACCCAAGAGACTCAGCAACAAGATACCCAAGCTAAACCTTTTGAGATTCCGACAGAAGCTCAAGACTTGGTAGGTGAAGGTAAGAAGTATTCTAGTGCAGAAGAAGCGTTAAGATCTGTACCTCATGCTCAACAGCATATCAAAACCCTAGAGGAAGAGATGGCTCAGTTGAAAGAGGAACTAGCTAAACGTAAAACTACACAAGAACTTCTAGATGAAATAAAGTCTGGAGTCAAACCTGTAGAGAACACCACTCAAGAGGGTAGACTGAACCAAGATAGCATTATGGAGTTAGTTAATAATACTCTTAAGCAAAATGAACAGAAGAAACAAGCTCAAGCAAATGCTTCTCAAGTAGCTTCTAAGTTTAGCGAGAGGTATGGATCCAATGCTGAGGCTGTTTATAATGGTCTTGCTAAAGATTTAAATCTTACTCCACAAAAACTAAATGAACTCGCTGCAACATCTCCTAACTTAGTGTTAAGGTTAGCTGATCTAGAACCTAGTGTACAAACTAATGTACCTAAAACTTCTGGATCTGTTAATACTGAAGCACTAGCAGTTAACAAACCTAGGGCAGAAGTATCTGCTAAAGTTCCTAAGGGAGCTTCTACTAAGGATTTGGTAAATGCTTGGAAAGCTGCAGGCGAGAAAGTTAAACAATCTTAATTTAAGGAGGGCTTATAATGGCTCAAACAACAGTAAATACAAATGCGTTTATCGAATCGCAACAGTATTCTCAGTTTATCCTTGAAAACTTACACGACTATCTACTACCAGAAGGTATGTGGAGAGATGTAACAGACTTCGGTTCAGGCACAACTCTTAACATTAAAACAGTAGGTTCTGTAACTATTCAAGATGCAGCAGAGGATACTCCTTTAACATTCTCACCAATCGACACAGGTACTATTACACTTGCTATTACTGACTATGTTGGTGATGCTTGGAAAGTAACTGACGAATTACGTGAAGACGGATCTCAAATCGACACATTAATGGCGATGAGAGCTATGGAATCTACACGTGCTCTTGGTGAAAACCACGAAACTAAGTTCTTAAGCGTTGCTAACGCAGCTCAAACTGCAGCAGGTCTTAACTTAGTAAACGGCAGACCACACAGATGGGTAGGTTCTGCAGCTTCTAATGCACGTACACTTACATTAAATGACTTTATTTCTATGAAATTAGCATTTGATAAAGCTAACGTACCTGCAGGTGGACGTATCGCTATCGTTGATCCAGTTGTGGAAGCTACTTTAAACAGCTTACAAAACTTAGTTAACGTATCAAACAACCCAATGTTTGAAGGTATGGTAACAGAAGGCTTTGCTCGTGACCACAAATTTGTACGTAACATTTTTGGTTTCGATGTATACACTTCTAACTTCCTACCATCATTAACAGCTACAGAAGCTATCAATGCTTCAAGCTATGGCTTGACATCTGAAACTGCTGCTGTTGGTGACAAAGCAAACATCTTTATGTGTGTGGCTGACGATACATGTAAGCCAATTATGCACGCATGGAGACGTGCTCCTCAAACAGAAGGATGGAGAGACAACGAAGAACGTGCAGATAAGTTCCAAGTAACTTCACGCTTCGGTTTAGGTGCTCAACGTGTTGACACATTGGGTGTAATTTTAACACATCCATCTAACTACTAAGGAGACTATTATGGGTTACGAAAGTAATACAGGTTTAGGTGTACTAAACCATTATGGTCCTAGAGAAACTAATGGTAAATATGGTGCTGCTTCTAAAGGCACTGGTATCGTTAAAAGAGCTCAATGGGACTTTTCTTATGATGATCTTCCTGATGCAGCGACTGACG